ACCAAGCGCAACGGCGGCAGCATCGAGGACATCCGCAAAGCCAACCAGATTTACATCACCAGCCGGAACAACCGCCACAAGGCAGAGCGGGACTTCAAGGAGTGGCAGCGCGACGAGGGCATCCTCCTCTTTTTCGACGAGGCCAAGGACATCGCCAGCCGCCCGCACATCGCGGTCAAGCAGATGCTGGAGGTCATGCCCAAGACGCTCGCCACCCGGTTGCACGGGCAGCCGCAGAAAACCATCGAGAAGACCCTGGCGGAATGGTCGGACACACTCACGGAAATAATCAGGAAAGCAATATGAACACCATGAAAAAAACGCACACGATAATGACTGTCCCGCCCGCTCGGGCCGCGCTGGAATCCCGAGCAATGCGCGGCAGGTCGCCCAGTCACCCTCTCCAAAGGCTACAGCTCACGGGAGCGGCTGACAGGCACCGTCACTGGATTCCGCGTCGAGCATGACACCACCAAAATAAAAGGCTGGGCCGATTGCTACGGCGACCGACCCGGCCCCGTCGCTTGCATCCGTATCGAAATCACATGACACCCGCCGCCGAAAACCTCCGCTATCACCTCCGCTCGATCTATTCCCCCATCGACCGCCGCAGCGTCGTCGCCTGGGCGCGTGACGAGGTCGTTCTCAGCGAGCGTCAGACTCAGATGCCCGGCGCGTTCAGCACGGCCACGACCCCCTACCTCAACGAGCCGCTGGAATGTTTCGCGGACGTGGACGTCAGCGACCTCGTCCTCGTCTTCGGCACCCAGTTAGGCAAGACGACGATGATCCAGGTCGGCACCGCCTGGCGCGTCGTCAACCGGCCGCAGCCCTTCGTCTGGGTCATGCCCACCGAGGGGCTGGCAAAAAGTTTCAGCGAAACCCGCTGGATGCCCCTCTTCGACGACAGCCCCACCTTGCAGGCCCAGAAGCCCGGTAACCCCAACAAATTCAAAAACCTCGAGCAACACTTCCGCCGCTGCACCGGGAATTTCGTCGGCTCCAACTCCCCCGCCAACCTCGCCTCCCGCCCCGCCGGCCTGCTCTTGCTCGACGAGGTGGACAAATTCAACAAAGAGACCGACCAGGAGACAAGCGCACTCCACCTCGCAGAAAACCGCACCAAGAGTTTCGTCGGAGCGCTCCGCGTCAAAACCTCCACCCCCACCACCATCGACGGCCCCATATGGCAGGAATACCTCAAAGGCACCCAGGAGAAATACATGATACCCTGCCCGCACTGCGCCCGGCGGATCGAACTATTATGGGAGCAAGTCCGCTGGGACAAGGACGCCAAGACCGATGACAAATGGGACATGGCCGCCGTCGAGCAATCCGCGCATTACCAATGCCAGCATTGCAAGCAATCTATCAACGACGGCCAGAAGATCGAGGCCCTCGCCCACGGCATCTGGGAGTCCATGAACCCCACCGCCCAGAAAGGATTCCGCTCATTTCTCCTCAACTCCCTGTATGCCCCCTGGCGCTCCTGCTCATTCGGCTCCCTCGCCGTGAAATTCCTCCGCGACACAGAGACCATCAACGGCCTCCAGGACTTCACCAACTCGACCATGGCCCTCCCCTGGGAGCAGGTCGAGACATCTATCGGAGACGCCCGCGTCCTCGGTCTATCAGGAGACTACGAGCAAGGGCAGTGCCCGATAGAAGAACCCGCCAGCGTCGTCCTCTGCGCGGACGTCGGACAGAGCATGACCCATTGGGTGGTCGCCGCATTCGCCGCGGACGGCTCCGCCTCCGTCGTGGACTACGGCACCGTCCTCGCCGTCGAGGACCTGCTAGCCATCGTCGGCAATGAATACCCCACCCCATCCGGCGCTATGGTCCAAGCCGAGTGCGGCCTCATAGACTCCGGCTGGGGCACCTACCGCGTTTATCAAACGTGCACCGACTCCGGCGGATTCTTCCACCCGGCCAAAGGCTCCGGTGCCACCTTCGGCGGCAAGATTTCCAAGACCGCCCTCGAGCAATACCCCGGCACCGTCCTCTACGGCTACATCGACTTCACCCTCAAGTCCGAGCTCTACCTGACCCGCATCAAAGACGGCAAGCCCCCCCTGCAAATCCCCCGCAAGGTCTGCCGGGACTTCCTCAAAGGCATCTCCGGCCAGAAGCTCGTCAAGCGCAAGACCCCCAGCGGAAACTCTTTTGTCTGGGCCGCGAAAAAAGACGACCACTACGGCGACGCCCTCAAACTCTGCTGCGTCGCCTGGCACGTCCTGCGGACCTGAAAATACCTGGGTGAAATAAAAACGAGATTCTCCTAAATAAAACTTGCGCTTGCGCGAGATTCTCTTAATGTGTCCCCAGTTGCACGACGCAGCTCCCCACACACCCACCACCTCGAAAAAATATGAAAATTACCGAAAGCCACAATCTGCCGAAAGCCGCCACGTCTGAGCGCTCCATTTGCGAGTTTCTCGCCGCCTCCAAGGCTCCGCACATTTACGCCATTCATTCCGTCCGCTGGACGGACATTTCCGGCAAAAAGACCAATGGGATTGAGTCTTTTGAGTGCATGGCAGAGTTCGACAGCGCAGAAGGCAACGAGCAAGCTCTTCGAGCTATGTTCGACACTATCCGTTTTGACTACCTCAAAATCCGCTAACCGAATGACCTTTACCAACCAAACGAAAACCAAAACCATGAAAACAACCACCGCCACCAGCACCTCATTCCAAACCGCCATTTTCGCAGTCCTTTCCACCGCGTCCGACTGCTGGCCACAGCCGGTGATTTACGCCGAGGAAATCGACGGAGAAATGCGATTCGACGCGTGCAACGCCCCGGCCATGCCATCCCACGCCACCCCGTGGATGTTTGTTCAGGCCGACTCGTTCGGAGACCTCACTGGCGACCACGAATCGGACGCGCGAGGGATTTGCTCGAACCTATACGAGCAGGCTGTAAACGACATCCGCGACGAGATCGAACGCCAGGACGAATTTACCAACTAAAAAACACGACCATGACCTCACTCGAATCGCTGCTCGCGGACGCAAAAACCGCATTGGAAACCATCCACTCCGCCGCCGACCGCGGATCGCTCCCCCAGCACGGCGTCGCATCCGCCGACTGGCTCGAACAAATCGCCCGGAACATCCGCGCGGAAATTAAAAAACAGGAGGCCGCATGACATTTGCCGAAAAACTCAAATCCGCCCGGCGGCGGCTCGGCATCACCCAGGCCGCCGCCGACGCATTGCTCGAAACCTGCCGTGGGCAGGTCGCCGCCTGGGAACGCTCGCGCAATATTCCGCACATCCTCACCCAGGAGGCCGCAATTCGCAGACTGGAATCCACCCTCGCCAGCATGGAGCGCATGATGCGCCACGGCAAAGACTGACCCACCCCGCCCCCATACCGTCCCGCCCGGTTAACCCCGAGGCGGGATTTTTTTGACTTGTCCGCGTCCTATCATGGACACGTTCAAACTTTCCGGCGTCAAAAGCTACCTCCGCCGCACCAAATCCACCACCGAGCTCGAAGACCTCGCTGACACCTGCTGGGCCACCGCCACCGACGAGGTGACCATCACGAGCGTGAGCGCTGAGGGCACGTCCTCCAGCGGCCAAGTCAGCTTCCCCAAGACTCTCCTGCTGCAAGCCATCGAGGAAGTCCTCGCGGAAGGCACCGGCGGCCGCCAGATCGGCAGCGTCCTGACGCGGGACCGGTTCAGCTCGCCGGTTTGACAAACCGATTGATTGCGATGGAGGAAATCAAAAAATCAACTCGCGGCGGGCGGCGTCCCGGCGCAGGCCGCAAACCCAACCCGATCAAATCTGCGGCATTCGAGGCGGCGGAGCAATCCGACCAGCGCGGCGTCATTTTCCTCAACACCGTCGACCCCCAGCGCGAGCTGCCACCGCAGACCCGCGTCGCCATCCTCCAGAAAGTCCGCTGGCTCTACAACAACGTCGGAGTCGCCGCCTACCTGATCGAACACCTCGCCCAGCGCGCCGTCGGCACCGGCATCGTCCCCAAGGCCCGCTCCTCAGACCCGGAATGGAACCGCCTCGCAGAGCGCGCCTTCGAGAACCGCGCCTGCGCCGAGGCGTGGGCGTTCGACGCCTCCGCCCAGGTCAACTTCTACGGCGCGCAGTCACTCATCCTCCGCCAGGTCGCCTGCGACGGCGACTTCTTCGCGCAGTTCCTCACCACCGAATCAGGCGGTGCCCGCGTCCGTTTCATCGGCGCGGAATCCGTCGGCGGAAACTACGACCGCGACGAGAAATTCTTCGACGGCGTCCAGCTCGACAAGTTCGGCGCGGCCGTGAAATTCCGCGTCCAGACCGACCGGATGAAAAACTTGTCCACCGACGTTCCCGCCGGCGATATGATGCACTTCCGTCACATCCGCCGCAGCGGCTATCCGCGCGGCGTCTCATGGCTGCACAACGCGGCCATGAACCTCCAGGATCTATCCGAGATCCTCGCCTATACCAAGGGCGCGTTCAAAGCCGGGGCTCAGATCGGTTACTCCATCACCTCCAACGAGGCCGCCAGCATCGGCCTCGGGGCCAAAAAAATATCCGTTTCCGGCACCGAGGAAATCTCCACAGACTCGCTCTACTCCGGCACCCTCATTCCCAAGCTCAAACCCGGCGAGGAAATCAAGAGCTTCAAAAACGAGCACCCCGGCGAGTCTTTCGAGCCGTTCATGCGCTACGTCATTTCCGAGGTGGCGCGCGGCATCGGACTCCCGCCAGAGGCCCTCATGATATTCGTCGGCGCGTCCGGCACCGAGTTCCGTGGGCTGTTGGAAGTCGCGCAGAATTTCCTCGAGCGCCTCCAACAGATGCTCGTTGACCAGTTCTGCCGTCCGTTCTGGAAATTCTGGATCTGGAACGAGATCAAAGCCGGCCGCCTGCCATACCCCGGCGACGACTGGTGGCACTGCGAGTTCATCCCGCCCAAAAAAATCACCGTGGACAACGGCCGCGACGGTCGCCTCTACATCGACTTGCTAGAGAAGGGACTCATGTCCTTTGAACGCTAT